CACGGTAATAGTTGTCAATAATCCACCACCCAAACCACCCAAAAAGAAACCACCAACACCGAAATACACTGTTGTTGACAGTCATGATTATTTTGGAACAGGCGACAGAAACCATATCCCATTGTCTCTTAAGCACGGCACATAAAAAAATGGGGATGGATTTCTCCACCCCCAAGTTCACCCGATAGGATTAGGACTAGTCGTTAGCGAGCTTCTTGAAGTAGCTAAGATCGTCATCGTCATCTGAGGCGGCTGCAGAGGCTCCGACCGATGGGGCGGATACTTCCCGGAGCTTAGGAGCCGACGCTACTGGAGCGTCCTCCTGGAACTCCCTGGAGACCTTTGCAGTCAGTCCCAGAACGTCATTTAGCTTAGTCTTAAGGGTATCGTACTCCTTAAAGTTCTTCGGGTCCAGGAACGCCTGGAGCGAGTGAGCAGACTTCCAGATACGCTCTAGTTCACCATCATCATTGTTCAGAGGACCACGATCCGAGAACTCAGACTTGTCGTAATTACGATAGCCTTCGACCTGACGGATCTTGATCTTGAAGCTGGCACCTTCCCAGAGATCAAAGGGATTCAAAGGCTTCTCATCAGCGAACTGAGGATTCATCGCCTCATTAAGCTTATCGAAGATCTTCTTACCATACTTGAAGAGGAACACCTTACCTTCGTTCTGTGACTTTGAAGGGTCGCTAACGATATACACATTGCTGATATAGGTTAGCTTGCGCTTCTGGTCACGAGCTTGCTTACGAGCAGGTGAGTTGTCATCAGTGGTTGAGTTCCAGAGCTGAGTATTGTACTCGCTGACTGGATCAGGCTTGCCGATTGTTGTTAGGGAGTTTTCAATGTACCACTTGCCGCTGGTTTGACCCTTAAACCCATGACCCCAAGTGCGTACGAAAGGCACGTCTTCAGCGGCAGGAGCAGGTAGGAAGCGAACAACGGCATAGCCATTGCCAGTCTTGTCTACTTCAGGATACCAGAAGCGGTCATCCGCAGATGAAGCATTTTCATTGGTATTAATCTTCTTAAGCTGAGCAGTTAGCTTAGTTAGTTCAGACGAACGCGAGTTCTTTAGTGTAGCAAAATCCATTAGTATTCTCCGTATGTTTGTATGTTTGTATATGTGATTATCCACGTACTCAATAATATAACCTATTTATCAAAAACAGTCAAGGCAATATTTCGCATCTTCTGTTTATCATAATTTAGAAAGGGACGATACTTTTTACATAACAAATTAACTTCCTTCCACACAATATCGTCACCCAGTTCTTTATTCCAATGCTCGGAGAAACCTAAGAGATCATCTAGTATGATTAGACTCTCTATGCTTATCTTCTTACGAAGGAATATCTTCAGCAGAAAGGGATGCTGTTGATTCTTTACTATAACGTTTTCATCTAATGAAGTCAAGCAGTTTTTTAGCTCTTGTTCAAAATAATATGATAGTGCTTGAAATCTTTTCTTCCAGTCGACATAGATCTGTTCATATTTACAATTACCGACTAGATCACCTACCCAAAGATTAGACTCACCAATGACAAAATTTGATATTAAAAAGTCTTTGACATCTTTTCTCTTGGCTAACTTAGCGAAGAAGAACCTATCCTTACGAGTTTGGAATTGATCAATAGATGTTTTAATCTTACCATTATATTTTATGAAATCATATGACTCAGTCGTGAAGTGATTTTTCAGAGCAGAGTACAAGACATAAGTCTCATATGGGGTCATACGTTAGGAAGCCTCGCTATCTTGGGTAGATAGTTTAGAGTTTCAGCTTCACCTTGTACCTTACTCTTCATATTAGAGTTCAACTTGATAAAAGATGCTGCTGTTTCCACTTCAATCTTATTACGATCACAGTACAGGATAACAGCATCAATATACTCGATGTCAAGTTCCCATACTAGTTCTTCGATCTCATGCGCAAATTCTGCAGGTGTTTTTAGTTTTGGAAGGCTCATGACCAGCCAATTAGAGTTTTTAGATGAGCGATATCTTCAAGACGTTTCTCAGCACTGCGAGGATACTTCTTCGCGCGCATGTCTGAGGCGGGATTCTTAGGACCACGCTCCATACGCACTAATGCTTCTTTTCGCTTTTCCATTTTAGTCTTTGGCATAATATATCCTCTTTGTTGAAAGGTGGTGGGTATTCTGTTTCTAGGAACCCACCGAACCCAAGTCTAGCTTATGCGGCTAGAGCAATGCTTCCATTATCGTTAGCATTTACATTTGATCCGTCACGGTGGTATCTACCGATTAATCTCCGCTACCCTATCCTCGCCTGTCGATCCTATTTCATCCCCATCAAAAGCACTTAGAGACTCTCCACCCCTTTGGGAGCGCGACTTCCCTATTCAGCTTCATTGAGTATTCGCCCGTCAGCTATCTAAATGCTTATGGTGGAGATGTGGGGAATTGCACCCCAGTCCAGCACGATATTCAAGTAACATCAACGACCAATTACTTCTTCTTCTTAGAAGTCATCTTCTTAGCAGAAGCCTTAACCTTAGTAGCAGCCTTCTTAACTGCTTCCTTAGCATCAGCAACATCAACCTTGCCATCCTTGTTTACATCAAGAACGTTCTTCACTTCTGAAGCTAGAGGATTGCCGGCAAATAGAGACTTAATATTGTCCCCAAAGATAAAATATACTGCAACTAGTACAGCAACAACAAGTATGATATAAATCATTTTATTCTCCTTAATTAATTAACAACACAATCATTATACTATATGCGAACATTTAAGTCAAGCTTTTAATATCTACAATGTACTCTACTGGATTATTTAATACTCCTCGCCGAATTAAATCGGTAGTCTTACGAGTGGGTTTCAAATACTGCAGTATTCGTGGCACAGCTTTAAGAGGATCAGCATTACCGCACATAAAGATATCTATGGCGATATAATTCACCTCTGGGTAGTGATGCCAAGACAGATGACTCTCTGCCAAAACAACAACACCAGTAGTACCACACTCTTCACCAAACTCATGCACATGTTCGCTCAGTACAGTAGCTCCGGCGTCCTGACAAGCAAGAGAGAACTGATGAACTAGATCTCCCTCGCTAAACTTATTGTTTTCTATACCCCACAGGTCTAGGATAAGATGATTACCAACATATACGCTGCCATCTTCCATTTTCCGGAAGTGATTAAAGATATCTTTCACCATAATTCATTCAGCACCTAGTTTTGTTACTTATTATTTATAACCAGTCCAATCAACTGGATCTCCACCAAAATACTTAATGACGCTATTCATCTTACGAAGCATGCGGATACTATCATCAATGTCCATAAACAAGGCATCAGTCCTTTTAGCATCTGCAGCTCGAGCGACATCTTTTTTTATACACTCTGCCAAAATATCAGCAGATTCCTGAAGTCTCTCAATTACAATACTATCAATTGTGTTGACGCTAAGATCAAGATTTACGGTTTGCATAAGCATAAGAATATTTCCTCACTTTTTGTTGTAAAATACTTGCGCTGCTAGAGCATTACCGATAGCGGAAGTCCACGCTAAATTTTTACAGTCTGCATTTTTTTTGTTATGATCTTTATGATGAACAAAACTCATTCTCATCAATGCCTTTTTTACTGATGGTGGACATCTTTTATAATCCTTTACGGTAATACCCATTTCCTTACATGGGATAAAAGGAACAAAAGCTTCTGCTACTAATCTATGGACTTGCTGCATTTTCGACTTTCCATTAGAAGATAATGGTAATGATGGGTATAATGAGTTTCCACTAATCGTTGTTTTTCTAAATTTTTCAATGCCCCGTTTAACAGAACTAATTCTCCCGTCTGAATATACAAAATACCCAGGAATAATTTCTCCGTTAACAGTAACTGGTTTTTTCTTAGCCATGGTTAAGCAGCCTCAGCCATTTCAACAGCCAAGTTCAGAGCCTGAACCTTACGAGCCTGATTGGCACCAAACCAAGCAGAGGTCATGCGAGTGTCGTTAGAGCGACCCAGCACATGGTCAGTCAGGAAGGTGACGCTGTTATAGGCATTCCACCAGCTGCCAGGAGCATAATTCGCACCAGGCTGAGTGTCAAGCATATCAACAGCCAACTGAGCCGCACGACTATGCGCCTCGACCGTCGCACCCATTTCCTTCTTACGATCAGAAGTCTTCGGGAAGATGCGGTTGAAATACTCAACGACATTTTCGTTCGTGTAGCGTTTCTGACCGAGGAACGCAGCCATCTCCTTGTACTTCACCAGCTTATCCTTGGCGACACCCAGAGTCTCCTTGACCGAATCAGCGTCAAAGACGTTACGATGGTTAACACGGACCATCTTGGAGGTCTTAGAGGACAGCGAGAGGGTCAGGGTATTATTGCAGACCACGCGGATGGGCGTGAACTGGACCGTGATGCTCTTGCCGAACTGGTGGGGATTGGAGAAGAGCAAGAAGCCTTCGACCTTATCACCACCAAAGAGTTCAAACGACTCCTTGATCTTCGCGAGCGCCCACACGTGGCGACCACCCTTCAGCGAACCAGCAGTATGCATTTCCATATCACCAGCACCAACGAAGTCGTTGAAGAAGGTGAAAGCCTCGAGGTTCTGGCAGGGATTCCAACCATCGCTGACGATAGTCAGGATCTTGTCATCCTTATCGCGGACCAGAGCTTCAACACCGGACTTAACCTGCTTACCTTTGATCTTGGCATACAGGGGGATCTTCTTGACTTCCCAGTCCAAACCAGCCTTTTCAAGCACTTCGATGGGGGGGAGATCGTGGTGGATCTTAGTGCCCAAACCATGCCATGGCTGCTCGCCCGCATACACCATCTGAGCTTTATTGTCGATAACTTCAATTTCGTGAGACATATCTATAACTTCCTTTTCATAGTTTCGATTTAATAAGAATACGCTAATTTTAAAATAAAGTCAAATACTATTTTACAGACTGCCACCCAGATATCGTCGAGTAGGTTTGGGTGGGAACACCATTAGTGTAAAGCACAGCTTCGAAACCACACCTCACAGCTTTCTCAACAGCGACATTGGGGTCCATACCTTCATAGACCACATTGCCGAAATTCGTCATAATCACCTTATACACAAGCTTCTCCTACTTCATACAAATAAGCATATTCGCTTGCTTCTTTAGCATGGTCAAACCCCTTGGTCGCCACACAGATACCATTCTCGAGTAATTCTACATACCAAGAATTATCGTCGAGACGATGCATTTTAGTGGTGCGCATTAGGCAGCTTCCTTTTTCAGTTCTTCGGTCTGGTCGATATTGAAGACCGTAAAATACTTCGGCTTCGCAACCTTCTTCTTTTTCTTAAGATCTTCAACGAAGACCACACGGCAGAGACGATATCCATGCTCACCTTTTTTGACGACCTTACCAATGCTAATCGCTTGGCGATAGGTCAGGAAATAGGGAGACTCAAACTCTTCGCTCGCGGCGAAGAGGATATCGGCGTTATTGCCGCTATATTCTTGCTTTGTAAT